GGCAAGAAGGGACTGACAGACACCAAGTTCATGACACCGACCCAAGTTGCGAGATTTGCCAGTGTTCATAAGCCCTCATCAGTTCACGATAGCGATACTCATATTCGATTTTGCCTGTTTCCTTGAGTTTTACTCTTAGCCATTGGAGTCGAGTTTCAAAAAATTCTTTCATGTTATTCCACGCTTAAAAGGTATAAAAAACCAACAAGAACAGCAATTGTTATGCTTCCTGAAAGGGTGCAAATTCCCACAAGGGTCAAAATGTTGAAAAGGTCATCCATTGTTTTTCTTCTTCAGTTTGTCGGAAACTGCCCATATTGCGCCTAAAGTTAGTGAACTGTTTTCACTCAAAAGTGTTTCTAATTCTTCTCCATTTAGGTCTACCCATTTGCGGGGTTGTGAGTGGGTGTAGAGAAGCGTTCCCGCTGGAATAAGCTTTTCGTTACAAGTAGACTCAGTGAGCCAATAAATGTCGTTATCTTTTCCGTCTTCAAGATGACCATCTATCATGTCTGAATATTTAGGAACTACTTTCGCCACAGGCTCTTGTTTCTCTGCCTCTGCAATGGCTTGTTCTAGTTGCCCCATTACTTTAGCAAGCTCCCATGTTTCAACACTCAAATCTCGGTCTAATTTTTTAGCAAGCTCAAAAGCGTTTTTCATTGCTTCAATGCTCATCATCTTCTCCCCAAGGATGGTTCACGGCATCAGCGTACAACGCCAAGCAACCACCTACGATAAAAATAGCAACAATGCCGCCAACAACAATATCAATCCAATCCATGATTAATCCTTTCTTCAGGCTCTGCCCATGACTTCACTAGGGATTTGATACAACTCGATTTGGGCATTCATGAACTCTTTTTTGGCTTGGTCATATCCCAAATCATACATATTCATTGCAAAAGTCAGGGTGTTTTCATCACAGCCGCTGATTCGCAACATATCAAGCAATTCTTCTTTGGTCATAGTTCAATCCCCTGACCAATCGCCCATGCTTGGATGAAGTCGACAAGTTCAATCATTTCATTCACTGTGAGGTTTGAGGTGCGGCGAAATACGATGTCCACACCATGCCCATCAAGGGCTGGGAGCAACTCGATAGGCTCACCCCTTGCTCTGAGCCATGCGGCGGTCAAAAGCCGCTTCCAAGTGTCAATGTCACGCTTTTTGCCCGACCACTCGACAGAGTTTGTGATTCTCTGCAACAGCGCATGGAGAAGCGCATTTTGTTCTAGGGTTCGGGTCTTGGGCTTGATTTCGACCGCATAGCCCTCGGGGGCTTGGTCGATAGCCGTTTTGCAATTGTGCCTGATTGCATCATTCACCAGCACAAAGTATTTTTTCACTCAATCCACTCCTTGTTTTTTCCTTGATTACCCTTGCGGTATTGCTCTTTCACATCTGTTTTGAGTTTTGCGGCTCTTGCCTGTACTGGTTTGCTTTCCAAAAAACTTTGGACTCTGTGCCAGTTTTTGTCTTGTCTCGCCCATCGAATCAACTGCCTGACTTCGCACTGATGGCGGTAGTCTTCAGTTGAGTTCGGCTGGGTGTTGTCTGATTTTGTGGTAGGTGTATTGCCAAACACTTTTGCGAGCCTTCGGGATTTTGTTTTCGATTTTTTCACGCTTGGCAAAACCTTGCTTAACAAAGTACACCAGCGCCATCGAAATTTCGCTCGCCTGAAGTTCAGGAATTTCAGTCCTGATTTCCCGCAAAGTCATTGGTACATCTTTTTCTTGAAAGACCGCCCGAACCTTGCGAACCGCTTTTGCATTCGACATTGATTTTCCCCACAAATAATATATGGAGAATATATCACATCAACTGACATCAGTTCAAAAAATCTATCACCCGACCGCCCCAAGCCATCATTGCGCCCAGCACAGTCCCCAAGATGATTGCGCCCACATAGTCCACGATTTTTGGTTTTTGCATGATTACACCTGTCTGATTTCTAAGCCACTACAGTTTTCTTCGATGAATTCGGGGACTTCGCCCTCGAACACTTGCAAGGCATCGGGTTTTTGAAAACCGCTGTTTTTCACAAAGTATTCAACAGCCGCTTCTCGATTGACCTCGACACCATCAATAAAATATTTGTAAGCCATTTCATCCCCCTAACAATTGAACACCAGCTGTGTAAGGGAAAGTGCTTCCCCACTGGGCGATGAACTCCATGTCGGCTTGTTCATCCAGCCCCGGCACAGCAGCAATAAAAAACTTCACTTCGCCATCCAATTGAACTTTGACAATGCCAACATTGGTGCGACCGCAAAACCAAATCACATTAAGAATTTCCATGTTGCACCTCAGTTCATGCGATATTGAGCAATGGCGGCTTGCATGGCGGCTTCGGCATCTTCGAGTTCACCACCAGCCAAAAGAACTTTTTTTGCGGCATCGCCAACTTTACCTAAGTTCATGATGTTGAACTGGATGCCATTTGCTAATTTGTAGAACATCAGTTCAACAACTTTGTCGAGTTTTTTGTTTGCTTTCATGATTTTTTCCTTTTCAATGATTAAGTGGGTGGGGCTTTCGCCCCTGTTTTTAAGCGGCTAACCATTCCTCATAAGTCAACAATGGTGCGCCATTTCTTGTAATGTCGCCGCCCCGACCATCGTTAGCACAAGCCAAGTAAATCTCATACTCTTGGCAGTTAGTGCCTCGGGCTTGGGTTTGCCAAAACTGGTTTTGCTGGAGTTCCATGATTCGTTTCCTTTCAATGTTTAACTAACTTCCACACCCATATATTACCCTAAATAAGCATAAATAAACACCCAGCACAAAATATTTTTTTATTTGTTGTTTTTATGCAAAGGTGGGGTACTCGCTTCACTGTGTCCGGTAGCGGGTCATCAGTCCCACTCACAGCATCCGCTTTCCCCCAAAACTTAGAAGTACCCTAAAACGCCCCCTAAGGGAAAGAAAAAGATACCGACAGCACGAAGTATCACCATGCCTGTTACATGGCTGGAATGGGCTAATTCAACGATGTTTAGAACCCATCCCAGCATTCCAGCAAGAACCAAAATGCCGCCGATAATTTCACCTGAGTCTCTCATGGTTTACCCTTAAAAAGGAATGTCATCATCCATGTCCTCGAATCCGGGACTTGTGTTGCTGGGTTTGCCAGCACTGCGAGCGGGGGCTTCCCGATGACCGCCATCACGCTGACCGCCAAACATTTGCATTGACTCGGCAACAATCTTGACAGAATACTTCTCGACCCCAGTGGCTTTGTCGATGTACTTGTCGGTTTTCATCTTGCCTTCAACAAAGATGGTCATACCTTTTTTCAGGTACTCGCCGACAATCTCTGCCAGCTTACCGAAGAAAACCACATTGACCCATTCGGTCGCTTCTTTTTGTTCGCCGTTTTTGTCTTTGTACTTTTCAGTACAGGCAATTGAGATGTTTGCAACAGCTTTGCCATCGGGCATAAATCTAAGTTCAGGGTCACGCCCAAGGTTGCCAATTCCCATCCATTTATTCAGCACTGCCATCTTTTTTCCCTTCGAGTAAATTTACAACAACACCAGCTTCAATCTCAAGACATCTTGCAGTCATCTCACTGGCTAATGTTTGTGAAGTCTCAACAATTTGAGATGCACAAATTGCAATAATTTTTCTGCAAGCTTCATCAGTAAGATTAATTTCAATTTTTCCCAACTCATTTATAAATTCAATGTTTCCCTTCATTGTTTTATGGTCGTATGAGCGTCTGATGTAGATACTTTCCAATTTCATGATTATTCCTTGTTTAGATACTTAAAAGTTTTTTCGCAATACTTCTCGGTGTTGACGGTCACGCTCATGCAGTCTTCCATGAACACCGCCTTCCGCTCGGCTGTGCGAAGTTCAGCCGCTGTCGGTTCTCTCTCCTTTTGTGCTGGGTGGTACTCACGGCTTGGGGTTTGAACCCAAATCGCAAGCATCACGCATAACGCAAACAGAGTGAACAGAAACTTTAAAAATTCACCAGCCATTTCAACGCTCCATTCGATAGACTTCGCAATGCACATCGTATGGGGTTTGCAGTTTGCCAAACTCAGTGGTTTGGTAGACATACTTCACCACAGGCTTCATTTTGTTTTCTTGGCACTTCCCGACCGCCTCGATGACTTCATCCATCGTCAGTTGTTCGGGGCGCTTGTAGTTGTTCACCAGCACTGGGAACTTTGGTTCAATTGATTGAGTGGTCAGCGGGTGTTGCTCTTGGCTTTTTCGGTTGCCGCTTTCAAGGATTGATGAGCAACCGACCAGCGCCACGATTGGCAAACACAAAATCAACTTTTTCATAGTTTTACTCCTTAGACAATTTTTCAATGATTTCTTCAACTTCACCGAGGAACTTTTTGACTTCGGTTTCCATTGACTTGATGAGTTCTTCATCACGGTACGCACGAATCACAAACAATTGATTGCGCTCGGGCAAACGAGGGTCGAAGCTGATGAAGTCCACCCAATCACGCTCCATGACCCACAGCTGACCTTGCACCTGTTTGACATACTCTGAAGGCACTTGTTTTGCCAGCAAATAATCCACATGAGTGGCGCTGTTGGGCGATTTGATTTCGACCAAGCCATCAGTTGACACCAAACCATCAGGCGAGCAACCGACCCAAGGAATGCTTGTGTGCTTCCAAAAACCTGTTTTGTCGACCAACTGGTCGGTCTTGACTTCGTATGCCATGCGAGCGAAGGCTTCCTGTTGAACCCCCCACTCCATTGCGGCATTGCTGTATGACTCGCCGATTTGCTGGGTCAGTCGCTCGGTCACAAGGCGAATTTTGTAATTGCGGCGGGTCGCCGCTTCGCCTGACTTACCTTTTGCCATGACTGCATCAAGGTTTGATGCGCTGACATAGCCAAGGCGAGCCTTCTTCCATTCGTCAGTACCTTGCTCGAGATTGATTGCGTCTTGAATGATTTCCATGATTATTTACCTTCCAATGTTTTTTTCTTTTCGTCTTTTGTTTTTTCCAAAACTGCCAATGCCGATGGGCTGTCTTTGGCAACTTTGTAAACCTCAATGTAATTTTTCTTCAATTCATCAATGTTTGTTGCTTCATTGATTTTTTTGACCAGCGGTTCAGTGTCAATGACCACAGGCTCATCATCACTATCATCGGGCAAGTCTTCGCCCTCATAGATGTACAGCGCAATGCCATGCAAAGCAATTGCTTTTACAAGGCATCGTTGCATTGCTTTGTTGACTTGGTTGGCATCAGGTTGAGGAATTGGTTTGTTGTTGTTGTCCATTACAGGCAAGTGCGCTGTCATGGTTTTACCAAACGCTGTGACCGAACAAAAAACCATCATGCTGTCACTAAAAAACATGGGTTGTTTGAATTCCCAATTGGCTGATGGGTCTTCCTGTAATAAGGTATCGACCGCCCAAGCCCAAGACAAATAATTAAATCTGCCTTTTTTCTTCATCTTGTTTGCCACATTGATTTGGCGAAGTTCTAAAAACGATTTCATGTTTACTTTCCTTTTGGTTGATTAAAAATTGTCATCACAGTCAGGCTCATCGCATGAGCCATTTGCAACATCTTCCTCGGCTTGCTTTTGGGCTTTTTCTTCGTAATAGTCAGAAACCCTCGCCCAAATCAAACGACCCAATTGCTCAAACTTGTGGGCATTCAGGCATTCTTCGATTCGCTCTTTTTCGGGGGTTAGAACTTCATCATTGATGGCTTCGATGAAGTTGTCGAAATTGCAACAGTCAAATGCGGGTTCTCGGCAAAGTTGGTCAAACCTTTCCTCGACTGCATCTTCTCTTGCATATTTCTCTTGGTATGGCTGTTCAAGCCAATTGTCGTATGCTGTCATGATTGCTCCTTTTCAAAAGTTTTGGTGTTTACGAGCCTTAATCATATATGATATTTGGGCATTGTCAACACCCCAACGAAAATTTTTTTTATGTACGCCAAAAGAACCGATTCAACCCAAACCGCCATTGTGAAAGCCCTTGAAAAAATGGGGGCTGTTGTCCACGACCTGTCGGGTCATGGGCGAGGCATTCCCGATTTGCTGGTGGGTTATCGGGGGTTGACAGTGCTGGTCGAGTGCAAAGCTGACTCGAAAGCCAAGTTCACCCCAGCGCAACAGGACTTCCTTAAAACTTGGAAGGGCGGCATTGTGGCTCGGGTGTATGACTTGGATGGGGTTTTGAATCTCATCAATACATTAAACAATTTGACTGCTTGACAACTATGATATGATTGGTCGAAACACGGCTAGGGTGGGATTTGCTCCCCACCCGAAAAGCGTACTCCCCGCCTGCCGCTTGTTTCATTTCAGGGAGATTTGCGGAGAAGCCTTATGGCAAAAAAAACCTATGCTGAAAAGCTATTAGACCCTCGTTGGCAAAAAAAGCGCCTTGAGGTACTTGATGCGTCTAATTTTGAATGTGAAATTTGCGGAGATGATGAATCAACGCTTCATGTTCATCACAAACAATACATCAAAGGTCGTGATGTTTGGGATTATGATTTAGAACAACTTGCTTGTTTATGCAAATCTTGTCACGAAAACTTACACGATACCGAAATTAAATTTCAAGAATTATTGTCATTAATCCCGCTTGATGGAGTTCGTTGCAAAGAAGAATGTTATTGGTTATTGGCTGGATTTTTGGGATTGGAAGTAGAAACAGAATACGCATACGAACAATATTTGTATCGCAGGGGAAAAGAAACTTCATATTTTTTGAGGGGTGACGAATGAAACGCCCATCTTTTCAGTTTTATCCTAGTGATTGGCTTAGAGACACAGCTTTAAGAACTTGCTCCATTGGGGCAAGGGGTTTGTGGATTGACATGATTTGTTATATGCACGAAGGAAATCCTTATGGTTATTTAAAGGTTGGGAACAAGGTTATCCTTGCTTCAAACCTTTCCGCTATGGTTGGAGCAACCTTAGAACAAGTTGAAGGTTGGCTTCATGAACTTTCCGATGCCGGAGTTTTTGATTT